CCCTTGGATGGATCTGCTGACCAGGCGCGGTTGCCGATTGCGGTGCCGTCGAGGGAAGCCGCAAAAGGCAGAGTTGGATGCTCAAAGGCGCTTGGGAACTCCAGGCGTAGGTCTTTGAGCTGGAGCCGCTCGGCGGCAGCTTTCAGGATCATCGGCTCGGACAGATCACCGAAAAGCATAGCATCGTTCTGCTCAAGTTTTGTCGGTGTGTCGCCGTTGTCGATGCCAATCATCTCTGCTAGTAGCTGATTTGGCGTTTGATACGGTGAGGCGTTAGCCAGTACGCATATGCGGCTGGCTGAAAGCTGATCGTTTCTAGTCAGTTTGCCGACCATCACTTCATCTCCTCTATTTTCCAACCTTCCAGATTGGGGTTTTGGTCCAGCGCGTTATAGAGATTGGCGCTAATTAAGTCACCGTGATCGACCTTAACTGGCCTATAGCCGCTGATCGGCCGGTCAAAAATGTTCTCATGCGTTAGAAACTCAGGATGATAAAAGCCGCTCATCACCATTGCGTCTCCTATCATCAGGCAGCTTCCAATCCGGCCCTCTTTCAGTGCCTCAATCTCATAATCTCGCTCAATCACAAAGCGCACTGTCATCTTGTATTTTTTTGTCATCACACTGCTCCTTTTTTCTTTTGGCGTTTCATTGGCAGTCTGAAATGCAAAACTTTTTTGCCATACCAAACCCTATTGTAGTTGCCGCGAGCAAACCCATAGATTGAAAATCTAACACGCGTTCTTTTGTACTTTTTCCAATGCAAGATATGCACGCCCAAAAAGTTCCAATGGCCTTCACCAAGCTCAATCCAAGGCCGTGGCCAATCGGTTGGGATGTCTAGCTTTCCTTTTTTCATCACACTGCTCCCCCAAAGCGAGCCATCAAGGCCCAGACGTTCCAATCCTCAGTCACAAGGCTTGTCCCGAATACGATGACCAAGCCGGTCAGGATAATCATGCCAATTGCATCGATTATGTTTTCACGCATCTTAACCTCCAATGATGCTGTGACCACGACCGCGCAGGCACTCATTCAAGCGCATACCGTTGTGGTCATATTGAAACCAAGCAAGCGACTGATCGACCAGCTGCTTGCACTCAGAAACGTCACGCTGATACATCGCCGCATCAGTGCTGACGCGCAAGTCTGCCACCGGAGTGTAAGAACACGCCGATGCCAGGATTGCTATTGAAAGAACGCGGATCATTTTTTCCTCACTTTCTTGAAATCCTCGCCATTGACCAAGCCGCTAAAGCTGATGACATAGTCATGCGTATTGTGGCATTGGCAGCACTGCCTCTCCTCGCCACAGTCGGCGCAAGGCTTTGTGTAGCGCTCGATCTGACTGTCGGTGGATGGCGTGAACACCGCCTCATCGTTCTGGTTGTTGACCCAGACGGTCTCACAACTGCCATCCATATATCGAACAACACCGTCAATGTGCCAGTCCATTTGATCGTCAAATAAAGTCATAGCAGTCTCCCTTTCTAGGGCGGGGCCGTTAGGCCCACACCTTTGTATGTGCAAAATGAACAGCCAGACCATAACGCTGTCGATGCGCCTGATCGCAAAGGTGCGCCCAAACATTTTTGCCGCTCTTGCGCTGACGCTCGACCTCGACTGTTAAAACCCAGCCAGTGTCGGCCTCGCGTGTGATGCGATATTTGCCGCACGGCAATTCGATTGTGCAACGATCTACGTCACGGCCATACAGATTTGTGTTGCGCTCGTCTGCGAGGATGTTGGTCTGTGTGGTCATCGTTGTCTCCCTTGTTTGTCAACGTTTGTACACTTTACAAATGATATCATTTTGATACAAGCAAAAAACGACATTATTTGGAAAAAAAGATATGGCCGTGACCAAAAATATCCATTTGCGTTTGAGAACAAGCACTTATGACAAGCTTCGAGCGGTTCATAATGTGGCGACACACCTCTCAATGAACAGCCTGATTGATGAAATGCTGGAAAAAGAGGCCAATCGGCGCATCAAAATTATGGACCGGGAGGCCAAAAAAAATGGTTAATTCTAGGGCGAAAGGCAGCTCGGCAGAACGCGAGGTTGCGGCAATCCTGTTTGACGAGCTGGGCCTGACGTTCAAGCGCGACCTGGAGCAGTATCGCTCAGCAGACCGCGGCGACCTGCTTTGCGCCGATATGGACTTTCCGGCGGTCATTGAGGTGAAGCGCTTTGCCAAGGGCGTGTCTGCTCGCCCTGCCTGGTGGGACCAAGTGTGCAAGGCTGCACGAGCTGCTGGCAATAACAAGTGGCCACTGCTGGTGTACCGCTACGACCGGCAGGATTGGCGCTGGAGGATGCCAGCGCAGGTACTTGTCGATCTGGGCAAGGAGATCAACTACATCGGCGCAAAAAAGACCCCGGAGCTGGATTGGGGATATGCGGTTGAGATGGATCAACGCACTTGCATGACACTTTTGAGGGAGGTTTTAGCCGATGTATGAGACGATCCTGGCATTTTGTTTCGCTATAGTTGTCGGCGGTCAACCAGCTAACCCCTGCTGGATCGGTAAGGAGGAGACGCGGTTCAGTACCATCGAGGAATGTCAATTTTACGCTGAGCGCCGTGAGGCTTACGTCGCGCAGGATATCGCGAAGAACTACGATGTGCCGCCAGTTGTTTCGGTCCAATGTGGCCCGGTTAAGGGGCGTGGGTAGTGTTTAAGGAGGGAAAAGTTAATGACTAAGTTCACACCGGAACAGCAAGCCAAGCTAGAAAGGTTGGTAGAGTTCAATGAAGATGGTGGCTTCTCTATTTTAGGCGATGTTGAGGGGAATATCTTCGGCAATGTCCGCGGTACTATTTGGGACAACGTCTTGGGTGACATCGTAGGCAACGTCAAAGGCTATGTCGGGGGCGATGTTGAGGGAAATATCCTTGGTAATGTCTTGGGTGATGTCCGCGGTGATGTTATTGGCTATGATCTTCGATATTGCCGAAAACATTTACTGAGCAATTGACATAAGGGGCGTGGGTAGTGACCAGACCGCAATATGAAAGCCAGCTAGATCGGCAAAACGAGCAGATCGTGGCCAAGGTTATTCAAGGGCTTGGGTACGAGATGACGAAACTGCCACCGCATTACCGGCTGGATTATGTGGTTATGCGGGACGGCAAGCCCAAGGCATTTGTAGAGGTAAAGGCACGCACGTTTGAGATGCAGAAATATCCAACAGCGCTGGTGAACTTGCACAAGGTCATCGCAGCGCGGCAGCTATCGTTTGAGACAGATTTGCCCAGCTATATGCTGGTGCTTTATAAGGATGCCCTTGCGCGGATCAGCTTCGCGGAGGACTTTGAATTGGGGTTTTTGGCGAACGGTCGCAAAGATCGGGATGACCCGATGGATCGTGACTTAGTTTGCCACTACCCAATAAGCCGGTTCACGGTTTTGCTGTGAACCAACGTTAAAACGTCAAAACGTCAAAACGTCAAAACGAGAAAAGGAAAAACGATGCTAGAATATCAAAGTGAAGGTGGTGGCGGCGGTGATCGCACACCAGTTCTGAAATTCGATGCTAGAGATGGCTCTTTCATCCTGGTGGATCGCGAGCAGAAGGATGGCAAGTGGATCTCGGTCCAGACTGTCATCGACACGCCACTGCAAGTCGCGGTGGATATGGACGAGATGCAAGTCGGCTATATGGCTTTTATGCCAAATCCCGATTTTCGTATGGTGAAAGTCGGCGAACCGATGCCACCGAAGCCAGAGGAAAGAGACGAAAATGGAAAGCCGTTACACAAATGGGGTTTCCGCGTCCGCCTTTGCAACAAGGAAATCGGGCTGAGAGAGGTCAGTAGCGCGTCAAAGAACGTGTATGACCGTATGAAGGCGCTTTACGCTCAGTATGAGGCTGGCAAGGCTCAAAACCCCGGCAAAGTGCCAGTTGTGGAGATCAGCGGGACTGAGCGGATCACGCAAACGCTTAGCAGCGGTCAAACGCAGTCTTGGAGGGTGCCGGTCTGGAACGTCACCGGCTGGACTGAGCGTCCTAAAACACTAGATGGCGCGGCCCCTCCAGCCGCGCCTGCACCCGCACCAGCGGCAGTTGCGCCGCCTGTTCCAGCTATGACACCGGCTGAGGCAGAGGCAGGCGCCGATCTGTTCTGATGCGGTTAAGGCGGCAGGGCTGCTCTCCCGGCCTTGCCGCCTTTCACTTTTAGGGAGAGCGGGAGAGAACATGACAAACGTAGCAGCATATATGGAGCAGGTCGCACGCCACTATTTTGGCGAGCCGACCAGCAAAAAAGGGCATGAAATGCGCTGGGGAACCCACGGCTCAATGTCGGTGGATTTGCGCAAAGGCACTTGGTACAGCCACGAGGAGAATGTTGGCGGCGGGGTAATTGACCTAATTCGCCTCAATGAGCCAGCCAGCATGAATGGCAATCTGGCCGACGTGATGGAGAGCAAGTTTGGCATCCCCAAGCGCGTGCAGGAAACTCTGAAGCCAGCCCGGCATCTCGCGCATCAATATGATTACTATGACCAGGATGGCGCGTTGCGCTATCAAGTGCAGCGGTATGAGCCAAAAACGTTCAGGCAACGCAGGCCCGATGATAAGGGCGGCTGGATCTATAACATGCAGGATGTGGAAGCGTTGCCCTATAACCTGCCGGACATGATGGTCAACCTGGATGCGCCAGTGTTTATCGTCGAGGGTGAGAAATGCGCTGACAGGCTCAAAAAGCTGTCTGTTGTGGCAACAACCAATCACGGCGGCGCGAAGAATTGGCGGCCAGAGCTGAACCAGTATTTTAAGGACCGGAATGTTGTTGTGATCCCTGATAATGATGATGCAGGCCGGGATCACGCCGATGTCGTCATCAGCCAGCTGTTTGGCGTCGCGAAGGCAATCAAAAGGGTGGAGCTGGACGGCCTAAAGGAAAAGGGCGACATCATCGACTGGCTGATGGCTGGTGGAACCCGGCGCAAACTGTTTGAGATGGTGGCCGCAACTGCGCCTCTGGAGCAACAGCCAGAACCGGCCGAGCCGGATATCAGGCCCGACATTTTTGAGACGTATGACGCAAACTACGTTATGAACATGCCCCCGATTGAGTGGCTTGTGGATGGCCTAATCACTGAGAAGGGGTTTTCTGTCATCTATGGTGCGCCGGGCGTGGGCAAGTCCTTTATGGCCCTTGACTGGGCGCTGTCAGTGGCTTGCAAACGCGATTGGAACGACAAGGCCACCAAGCACGGCGGGGTTTTGTATATCGCGGCAGAGGGTGTGGCTGGACTAGGCCCCAGGCTTAGGGCTTGGAAGGCGCATCATGATGTGGAGGAAATCACAGATTTTCACGTTTTGCCGCAGGCCGTGAAATTACTTGAACCACTGGATCTGGACAAGCTGACACGCACGATTGACCATTTCGGGGTTGAGTTCAGGCTGATCGTGATCGACACCGTAGCGCGTACTCTGGCGTCCACCGGGTCAGATGAGAACGACGCAACGGCTGCTGGACAGTTTGTCGAGGCTTGTGCAGCCATCCAGCGGCACGCTAATTGTGCGGTCCTGGCTATCCATCACAGCGGTAAGGACGCCTCCAGGGGGCAGAGAGGGTCGTCGGCCATTCAAGGCGGGTGTGACACCGTGATGCAGCTAACAGGCGCTGAGGGGATTCTAACGCTGCGGGTTGAAAAGCAGAAGGATGCAGAAGCTGGGCCTCCGACCAGCTATCAGCTGACGCCGATTGCGCTGATGGATGAGAGCAGCGCCGTCCTGGTGCCGACAGAATTGCAGGCGACGGTGGCTAATACCGAGGTGTCGAAGAACGCCAGATTTGCGTTTGACTGCCTGGCCGAGCTGATAGACTTGCGGCGCACGCCCAGTGTGAGGTGGAAGGATTACACGAATTATCACCTCGAAAAAGACGGCTCAAATCGCACCGATGAGGGCCACCGAGAGCGCAATAAAGCGCGATCCTGGCTTTTGCGTAAAGGCTACATCCATAAGACCGATGGCGCGATAGAGGAAGTGAGCATAATCAAAGAGTTAGGGTAATCCACTCCCCTGAGGGGAGAACATCCCCTCTGTCTTGGGGAGGTTATCCCTCCCTCCCCCCCCCCTTAGGGGGGAGGGAGTAACCCGGAGAGGAGAGAAAGTATGGCAAAAAGACCGAGAAAACCGACTAAATCATATTATGCGCCTAATGATAAATTAGCGCGTCGGATGCAAGATGCGCTGGTGCGGTATGATGAAGCCGTGACCAAGCTGGAGATGAAATGGGGCGTCGACAGATTGCCGTGGCTGGTCGGGCGTGAGTTGCGCGAAAAGTTCGACATGCAGATGGACCGACTGAATGAGGCGATTGAAAGGCAGATAGATGTCGAGCATCAGGTGGAGGTAACGTTGCGCGGTCTAGCGGCGTTGGAGAAGGCCGCGACCGAAAAGAAGATCGGCGATCCGCTGACCGGCGAATACTGGGAGGCCCCGATGCCTGATGGCCGCGTCATTGCGATTACGCGCACCGATCATGACGTGGTTAAGGTCAAACGCGAAAACAGAGAGATGGTGGTGTACAGTGTCAACGAGGTGGGAAAGATTGTGCAGGCTTATTTGGGCAAGGCATCGGCGGTGGATAAAGTCAAAGACCTCTGGCCGGGCGCAACCATTGAGAAAATCAAAACGCCAGCCGAAAAGGAGCTGAATGATGAAATCCCTTTTTAGTCGATGCGATGAGTGCGATAATGGTTGGATCAGACAGCCAGACGGTTATGGCTGCGTCGAGTGGACCTTGTGCGCTTTGTGTGGCGGCACCGGCAAGATAAAGGAGGCGAGCGATGATAGAGGCGGGGGATGGCAGTATGGAGCTGAGGATGAA